AGGACAAAGTAGTAGACTATGTTGATCAATTAAACTCAAAAATCATTCCATGGAATCAGGAAAAAATCAAACTTCCAAAGTATTACACGGACAAAATCGAAAAATTCCTCCGTAACGAAGATCCTGCCAAATTTGCTCAATGGAAGGCTAACGTACACTCTGAACTTGTCCAATATGCTGAAAAACGGAAAACAGAATTCCCTTCAGAAAAAGACAGAATTGAGTACATAGTCAATCAAGATAATCAACTTCAACGTTCACTAATTAGAAATCAATCACTATGAAATTTAACCGACAATTTGATCCATCTCGGGAACCTTCCGAAGGTGTCTCTAACAATAAACCATCTCTTACAATTCCTGATCAATCACTCACTGTTCGGGAAATCTTCATGAATCATACCCGAGGTATACCTTTTACTTCTGGTGTTGGTCAGGATATGTATTATGGTGAAGATGGTCCTATGCTTGAACACCCTGATGATATTACGGAACTCCAAGACGCCCAAGAAAAAACCGCAGAACTTATGGACGTTTACCAAGATATCCAAACAAAAAAAAATCGCCCTCGGACCCCTCCTAATCCTCCCCAACTTCAAATCCCAACGGAATAATGAACCACATTTATTACACTAAAGAGGGCGAAACCTTCGAATCTGTATGCAACCAAGAACAGCACATAGGACACCCACAAATCCTTCCAAACGATAAAGGGGAATGCACAGTCTGTCACAAGTGCCTCATGAAACTTATTTATATCACTTCTGAATTACTTTTAGGCTCTTCCCCTACTCCTACTGTCATCAAACCTCCAAAACCTCCCAGAATCCCCAAAAATCAACCTAATCTCAAAGTAATAAAATAGTCCCTTCGGGGACTTTTTTTTTACCCCTTCCCCCCAAGTGAGGGGAATTTTTGCGACTGGTCCTCTGGTGGTAAAACGGTAGAGGGCCACAGCCGTGCGGCTCGACGAACGAGGTACGAGTGAGTAAAGCCGCAAGGCCCTGGCCCTCAACCACTTACCATTCCGTTAGGAAACCAGAGTTTGCAAAAAACCCCGAACTCCTTAGACCTGCGGTCTAACATTTTCTACACAGTAGAATATCCCAAAATAGCGTTACTCCTACTTGACTATATAACGCTATTTGACACCTTATTGAAAATCAGTGTCTTACTCCGACAAAAGAGTCTTTACTCATTGTCGAAAATATACCATCGTTTTTTTTACAGGGTTCCTCCGTGTAAAAAAATGGATGGCTCCCGCGGAAGGCGCACACAGAATGAAAATTATTTCTATATTTGCTCAAAATCTACCTGTATGCCTCTGAACGCTATCGGTAACGTCTTCAGTTCAATCCTTAACTGGAAATCACAGAAGGACACTAATCAAACCAACGTAAATCTGTGGCGCGAACAGTCCCAATACAATCACCCAAAAAATATGCGCGCTCGCCTTACAGAGGCGGGAATGAATCCCAATCTCGCATACGGAAATCCTACGTCCTCTGGTCTTGCTGCCTCCGCTCCACGCCTCGATGCTCCCAAAACTGCCAATCCTCTCGAAAACGTTAACCCGCTTATCTTTCTTCAAGCCGAACAAATCAAATCGGCCACAGAAGCAAACAAGGCAACTGCCTCTCTTACCCGAGAAAAAACCTTTACAGAAGCTTGGAAATCTATTCGGGAACAACTTAAAAGTCAAGGTGATGAAATTGCAGTCCGTTGGCTCGATCAACAATATGCCGCAAAAGTCGGCTTAGATATCTCCCGCAAGGCTCTTGCAGATGCTCAAACCGCCAATGCTAAAGAGCAAACCAAACTTATCCAATTGGATCAACAAATTCGGCAAATTGATGTCCAATATAAAACCGCACTTACAAAGGCTCAATTAAGCCAAACACGCGCCCAAACTGCTCTTATTGAAACCAATAAAAAGATGGCCGATGTTGCTCTCTCTTTTACTGGCGCAGAGAAGGAATCTTCTATTCGACTCAAAATTAAACAGGCAGAAGTTATGACTAAACAGCTCCTTATTCAGGATGCTACCATACTGCAAAAATCTGTCGAAACTCGCAAAACTGCTATTGAAAACTGGCTCCGTGAACGTGGTATCTCTCCCAATGACCAGTTTTATTTCAGGTATCTCGCCCAATTTGCCGCACAGGTGGATAATAAAATGGGCTTTGAACCTTTCTTAGATGTGGATTATCTCAAAACCTATAACAAATGAGTATTTTCTCTAAAATCGAAATCGGTAAAGAACGCTACAACCGATTTAACCTTTCACATGATCGTAAATTCTCTATGAAACTTGGAGAACTTACTCCCATTCTCTGCATTGAAACAATGCCAGGGGATAAATTCGATTATAAAACCTCTCATATGGCCCGTTTGGCTCCTATGGCCGCTCCTATCATGCATGAGGTAAATACTTATATTCACTATTTCTTTGTTCCCAATCGTATTCTCTGGGACAATTGGGAAGAATTTATTACTGGTGGAAAAGATGGTCAACAAAATCCTCCTTTCCCTGTGATCAATACTTACGCAGAACCTGGTTCTTTAGAGGATTATCTCGGAATGAATAACGTTTTGGTATCTTCCCCTATCAAACCGCAATACGAGGTATCTGCTATTCCTTTCGCTGCTTACCAGAAAATTTATCAGGATTTTTACAAAGATGAAAACCTTTCCCCAGAGGAAGATGTAATTCTCGTTAATGGCAACAATGATAGCCAAAAAACCTTTCTTACTCAAATGCGGAATAGGCCTTGGAAAAAAGACTATTTCACAACTGCATTACCTTTCACTCAACGCGGACCGGAGGTAGAACTTCCCATTTCTGGTACTGCTCCCATCATTCGCACTGGTGCAAGTGGCAAAGATGTAAACTGGATTGTTGGTGGTTCTAGCGTTGCAAAAAATGCAAATGGCGTTAATCATGTAGGTATTCAAGATATTCAAGCCCAATATCCTACTTCTCCTGGTAGCCCTAATGGTGGCTTAGTGGCTGCTACATCCAATACTCCTGTTGGTATCGATAATACAAACCAACTTTCAGTTAATGAAAATCGCTTTGCTGCTGATTTATCCAATGCAGAGGCAACTACCATCAATGAAATCCGCCGCGCTATTGTTCTGCAACAATGGCTTGAAAAATCTGCTCGTGCTGGCTTTCGTTATGTTGAACAATTACTCGTGCATTTCGGTGTTCAACGCCAAGACGCCCGTTTCCAAAGAGCGGAGTTTCTCGGCGGCTATAAACTACCAATCCAAATCAGTGAGGTATTACAAACCTCCTCAACCAATTCTGAGCCTACCCCACAGGCAAACATGGCAGGACACGGTATCAATGCAGGATACAGCGGTAAAAAATCTTTCTACTGCCCCGAACACGGTTATATCATTGGTATTATGTCCATCATGCCAAAACCCTCTTATATGCAGGGCATTCCTCGGCACTTTTTACGGCGTGATCGATTCGACTTTCCTTGGCCCTCTTTTGCTCACCTTGGAGAACAACCCATCCAAAATAAAGAACTCTATGCCGCATCAGATGGCAAAGATGAAGATGTATTTGGTTATACCCCTCGATACGCTGAAATGAAGTATCACCCAGATACCGTACACGGCACAATGAAATCTACTTTAGATTTTTGGCACCTTGCCCGAAAATTCGCAAATAGGCCACAACTTAATACTGACTTTATCTTCTCTATGGACGACTACGACCACGTTTTTGCTGTTGCAGATGCAGAGCAAGTCTATGTCCACGTATACAATGATATCAAAGTTGCTCGAAAATTACCTTACTTCGGTACCCCAGGAATTCCATCAATCTAAAACAATAAATTATGAGACGCTCTAAAGGCTTTCGCAAACGTATCAAACGCCAATATCGCACTTCCAAACGTATCAACCGCGCCCGCGCTGGTCGTGGCGGTATCCGTCTATGAATGTGTTTAACACCCTTAACCATAAGGCATGAAAATCCACAGGGGAACAATATGTCAGTCCCCTGTGGTTACTGTTCCGAATGTCTTAACCGCAAAAGACGTGAATGGACTTTCAGAAACGAACAGCAGCTACGAAAATCTGGAACTGGTCACTTTGTAACTTTCACCTATGAAGATGAAAACCTCCCCCGAAACGATCTCGGATGGGCCACTCTTAATAAACCAGATGTACAAAATTTCCTCAAACGCCTACGAAAAAATCTACCCGATAAAGAAATCAAGTACTTTATCGTGGGTGAATACGGTCCTAAAACTCTGCGTCCGCATTATCATGGTTTACTCTATGGTCTGGATGCTCAAACTTATTATCGGGACGTTGAAAAGGCTTGGTCTATTCAAGGCAAACCAATCGGAAACACCCATTTCGCGCAAATAAATCAGGCAACTATCATGTACTGTGCTAAATATCATCTCAAAGGAAAAGTTGCAGACAGATATACTCCAGAACTCGAACTCACCCCAGAGTTTACTCTTGTATCTAAAGGCTTTGGCCTTGAATTTTTACAGGACAAAGTAGTAGACTATGTTGATCAATTAAACTCAAAAATCATTCCATGGAATCAGGAAAAAATCAAACTTCCAAAGTATTACACGGACAAAATCGAAAAATTCCTCCGTAACGAAGATCCTG